ATAAATCTCAGCATGCTGATTTTCATACCTTTTGTACTCCAGCCCAAATAAAGCATTTAGGCCTGGTTCTAGTTCTTTAACTAGTTGTGCTCGTGATATTGCCATATTATGCTCCTATTATTGCCATGTAACCGCACCAGTGAAATATTGGTTTAAGTTGTGCGCGACTACCACTGAACAATTCGCTGCTGCGATATCGTTATTTTCAGGGTCTTCTGCAGTTCTTACCAATCTCCATTGATTGTTAGTTGCGTGCCTTGTAGCGTAAGTTAACTCTGAACTTGACTGACCAGATAATTCTGAACCAGCCGCTGTTACAGTTAGACCGTATGTTTTACCATATTCAGCCTGTGCTGCTGCAGCGTCAATCGAAGCAACAAAAAGTTGATTCGGATTGTCAATTACAAAAGCAGTTATATCTTCGCTATTAGCTGGAGTAATAGGTTGGTTGTAGAAATTCGCAAATGTCGGCTTCTTAGTTGAAGCGTCGTTATAGAATATTCCATTCAACACACCTATACAAGTGTTAGTGATGGCAGCTTGTGCAGTTACAATGTATCCAGCGGCGCTTCTTACAGCAGTCCCTTGGAACAGATCAACAGCCATGCCAGCATCAATAAGATATTTGCCTTGACCTTGAGATGCCATTGTTGAACCAACAGTACCTTGCGCGATCAAACCAAAACCTTGTGTGTTTCTATTTGCCATAGTTATTACTCCTTATGAACCTGCCGTCGTAAAACGGCCTCCAGTTCGGTTGATATTATTTCGATGTTAAGAATTACTTCTTGGTACCACCGAAAGTGTGCTTCGAATTCCTATCAACACTGATAGGCATTCTTTTATCCTGATCCCTAAGTAAGTCGGTTTCCACTGACTCGTCTTGACCTTCAGTTTGTCTTCTCTGATAATCTATACGAGACTGTGCGAGTTCTTCGGGTATCCTTGCCAGGAGAAGGCCACCTACTCCAATCACTCCAGCGTATTTTCCGTCTAAGACAGTTGGGAAAGAATCGTCATTGTATTCGTCAGCTCTCACTAACTCATAACCAGATCTCAATCTACCATGAATATTCTTGGTGTCATTGAAACCCATTGACTCTGCTCTTATCCATCTGTGCCTAAATCCGTCAGGCGCTGGTGGTGCATCTAGAGATGATGGGGGCTTATACTCTTTTGGACGTTCAGTCTTTGTCCGAGTCTCAGCCGCACGTAAAGGTTTTTTTTGTTCTTCTTTTGTCATATGCTTATGCTCCTTCCGTGAGTTTTAATTGTTTTGCATACTCTTCGAGTGGCACACCTAATTTTTTAGCTATTGCTACCTGTGAAGATGTGAGTCTCACAGTTTTGCGACCAGGTTTTGCGCTTCTATTGGCTGAAGCCACCGACTGAACGGGTTTGGTCGTCGCCTTGTCTTCATTAGTACCAAATTTATGACCAAAGTCAACTCTAATCCTTTTATCAATTTCTCGATAATATTCATCAGACTTGGGATCAAAACCTTCTTTGTCTACTAAATCCTTATGAATTTCAAACGCAGTAAATGTCATAGCTCTATCTGTTCCGAACCATCTATTTTTTGCTGCCCAATCTTCTGCTTGAGGATCTGCTTCCGGTAATGATTTTGGTGTTTGTTCTGGTAGTCTACCACCATCCGATAATTGTACAGGTGTTTCCTGTGCAACCGGTTGTCTTCTCATTTGCAGATTTGCATTCTCCAACGCAAGTGCTGCAATTTTTTTATTTGCCGTAACTTGTAGATTTGCATCTTGTGACTCTATTGCCATTCTCAATTCATTTTGAGCTGACTCCATTGCACTCGTTACATTCTCTTTAAGTTTTTCAGTATAATCAGAATCAACTTTTTGAAATCTTTCATTATCGATTCTTCTTTTCTGTTCTACAGCATTCGCATATTCAACAGCAGCAGCTTCTCTTCTTTCTGCTTCTCTCATCTTACGCGTAAGTTTTGCAATTCTAGATTGCACACCTCTGCTATAGTCTTCTAATTTTTCATCGCTAGTTGTTTCGTTTTCTACTGTCTCTTCTTTTTTTGTTTCTTGTTCCGTGGTTTCTGGAGCGGTATTAACTACCGACTCATCTTTTTCTTCAGGTACATTAATCTCGGTCTCCGGACCGGATGTATCAATGTCTACTGTTTTGTTTTCTTCCTCTGGCATAGTGTCCTTCCTATGTTAAAATTTGTGTAAGATATCTGTTGGATCTTGCACAGTTGCTAGTACTTCGTCATCATTAAGAAGACGAACTTCCCCACCTTCAATTTCAATACGTGATCCTGCATAACGTGCGAAGACTACCCAGTCTCCAACCTTGCACCATGGACCATCGTTAAATCTATCTTTATCTCTATAACAATCAGGTCCCATTGCTAATACGTTACCGCACTGTGATCCTACTTGTTGTCTTTCTAGAGTATCTTGTCCTAACAAAACTCCACCCTTAGTTTTTTCATTCATCTTAAATGGTAAAACTAAAAGTCTCCAACCCGTAGGTATAGGTAGCTTTGTTTTTTCTTTTGTGACTTCTTTTTTTTCTGATTTTTTTACACCAAGTAATTCTTTATTTGGTGTTATTATTTTTGGTGTCACCGATGTTGATGACTGTTCCTCTGTCTTCATTTTGCTCCTTATCGTTTAGCAGGTTAGAGATTTCCTGATGCACTGATTCCAATGCATTGATCTGTCCTATTATATACTTGTAAGTTCCCATATTGTCAACCCCACCAGAGGTCACTGATATAGTTAATGATTGTAGTCTTTTTGAAATAGTTCTTCTTAAACTATTTAATACTTGTTCTGGTTCCATTTAACATTTCCATCTTCTCCGTGCTTGTCTGATTCGAGAATTAGGATCGTTACGTGTTTTAGCTGACGAGTTTTTTAATTGACCTGCGCTTCTTGCACAGTACGACTTTCGTCGGTTTGCAGCTTTTGACCCTTTTTTCACTTTACCAGTCACGGCTGTTTTTAATTTACTTCCAGGGTTTGCTGCCCTGTAAGCTTTAACACCTTTTGCTGTCATTCCAGCTCCGGATTTTGTTTTTCTATAATTAGCACCCTTACCTGTAGTAGTTTTTCTTATAGGGTTTTCTGCTCTACCACCTTTAGCATAATTACTTACTTTTTCTGCCATTGTATAACCATCTGTATTGTGACCAGGAGGTGGTTTATAACCAGCTCTTGGACTTGTTGCATGTTGCAAAGTTAAAGCAGTTTGGCCCGCGTTTGGTGACCTAGTTCTCATTAAGCTTTCTTTTTATTTTTAGGCTTCTTAGCTGTTTTTGCTGCTCGTTTAAAGTTAGCTGCAGTAGGTGCACCCTTAGCACCTGGTTTTCTCATTTTTTCACCACTACCAGCTTTGATTCTATTTCTTTTGGCTGCGATGTTCGCGTATAAACCTTTTGCTTTTGCCATTATGCTTTTCCCTTCTTTTTTTTCTTTTTAGGAATAATTCCTTTTGCCATTAAAATATCTTTTTTAGTAATTTTACCATCACCTGAGTGATCTGGAAATTTACTTTTCTTTTTAGCTTTTCCACCTTTTTTGTAGTTAGCAATCATGCTTCTACCTTTTTTTCTATTCCCGGCATATTTTCTCCTTATAATGTTATTGCAATACATTGATGGCAAGATTTTATAAATCTTGTATGCGATCCACAATGCATTGGTTTTACTATTTCGTCTTTTAAAACAAGTATGTCTTCAGTCTTGCATTGACATGCTTTAATCTTAAATATCTTACAAATAAAAAATTTTAATTTCTTAAACATTATTTATTTATTTTGCCAGATTTTTTAGATTTAGAACCAAATTTACCATATGACTCATTAGCAGAATCTTTTAACTGTTTTGCAGTTCTTTTTTTCTTAACTCTCATAGCGATAGATTCGTCTTTTCTATCTTTGTATCCCTGCTTTTTCTTTTTAGCAGATCCACCTTTTTTCATTCCAGCAGCTCCTGTTGGAAATCTAACGTCTGATCTTATTCCATTTTGTCTCATTTTTTTCCTCCGTTGTTTCTAAAAATTTGTGTACCCTTTATACCATAAATGCTCGCCACGACAAGGATCCAAAGATTTGTGAACCATGAGGGGAGTGTTGAAAAATGTAGAAAAAATAAATCAACTTTGTCCATAGCAGAAGGATCATCACTTATAACTGCCCAGGCCAAAATTACAATTGGCGCCGATAAAATTATCAAAACCGCCTCGTCTTTCCAGTCCGATTGACGGGCTTCTAAAAGTTTACCCTGGTAAGCTTCCTTACCTTCAGCCATTCTAGATGCATGCATAAGCTGTGCATCCGACATAGCTATTTTCGTTCTTTGCTTATTAGCGTAAATTTTACTACCAGCAGAGACGGCTAATTTAATTGCCGATAACCACATATTAATACCAAGTAGCTTTTTTACTCTTAGTAGCTAACATTCTTTTAGTTCCTTTAACTTCAACGTTATCACCTTGAGCAATGTAAACACCTTTAGCTCTAAAACTTGATTTACCTCTAGGGTCCATTTCTAAGTTTTGAGAAGGCACTTCTATATTTACTCCACCACTAGCGTATCCGTCTTTGTTAACTCCAACTGGTTTTGTTATTTTTGGGTTCTTCATAATTTATCTCCTGAGTTTTAATATACTATCTTTTAGGCCCTTTCAAGACATTTACGTCTCGGGCTTTCATAGCATCTGAGGTTAGTTTTACTTCTGCAGACATCATTGATTTTTCAATGGCTGTATCAGCTCTTAGTTTAGCTAAATCTTCATTTTGTTGTAATTTATCTTCATTAATTTCTCTAGCCTGCATCATTTTCATTTTATCTAAATTCAGTCTAGCTTCATCTTCTTTAGCTTTTCTTTCCGCATCCATAGCTTTAAGATCAACTTCTCTTTGTTTTAATTTAAGTAATGGATCATGATCAAACTGAGAAGTAATTTCTTTTTCTTCCTTCATAAAATCTTCAGTCATTTCAGCAATTAAAATAGCTTTTCTTGCTTCTATCTTTTGAGATACTTGTTCAAACTGTTGTTGCATTTGTGGATTGTTAGCAGCTTGTTGTTGCATCTGAGGTAGCATTTGCATTTCTTGTTGAAACTCTAACTCTACCTGTTCTTGTGCCATCAGTGATATATGCTCCATAATATTTTTTTCCAACGCTGCAGTAATGCTAGGATTGTTTCTAACAAAGTTACTAGCCATAAAATTTAAATGGGCTGTAACATGCGCTCTATGATCTTGTCCTGGAAATGCTTGAAAAGGTTTTTGTCCCATTGCATCAATGTGTTCAATCGCAGGATCTTTTGGTTGATTAGGTGGTGGAGGTGGTAAAATCTGATCTATGTCTTTTACACCTATCGCACTATACATAGTTCTGTAAGCCATATACATATTATGCATTTCAGGATTAGATTGAGCTAATTGTAATTGAGTTTGTGCCATTGAGATTCTTTGAGACATTGAAAATATGTTTGGATCAGCTACCGGTAAAATATCTACTCTTTCATCAAAATCAGCTTGTTTAACATTTCTTGCAGCTCCAGGAACATCGTAAGGATATTCTGGTGGCATAGACTCAGAAAATATTTTTGACAGTAATTTAAATTCTTGTTTAAGACCTACGTAGAGTCTTTTATGGATTGCTGACATTACTCTTGAACCACGTTCTAAAAGAGCTACGGTCGTACCAACAGCGGCCTGTTGATTCCCGTCCCCAACCTGCATGTCAGCAATGGACGCGAATCTTTGTCCTGCTTGAACTACAATTCCCATCAGCTGTAATAAAGTTTGTGACGGTTCTTTGTAAGGTAAGAATACAAAAGCATCTTTTAAATTACCACCTGGAGTGTCAACATCTTTGAATTCTCCTGGTTGTATATTTGCGGCATCATCTTTTACTCTGACACCTCTTTGTTTAAATCCGGCCGGCAGGTTTGATAATGTACCTGCGTCTAGTAACTGACGGAGAGCCGCAGTTGCAGTACGACTCAATCCGCCAATCATGTGTATCAATCCTAAACCATAAAATCCTAGTCCTGGCAGAAACTTAAAGTGGACAAAATATTGGATTTTCTTTTTGGTTGGATCATTGGGCGCAAAGTTTCGTCTGATAGACAAAACTTTCCTACTACCTTCTTCGATTGTAACGATGTAAGGCAATTTTATTCCAGTTGGTGCTCCGTCGGGACCAACATCTTCAAAACCTTCTAAATCTAAATTAACGTGGCATTCTAGAATTGTGTATAGAGGGTCGGTTCTTTGAGATTTATTAATTCCTTCTACTTCTCTCTCTTTTTCTTCTAAATCATTTGTTATTGTTCCAGTTGGTTTTGTCAGTTCTATGTCTGAATAAAAACCAGCTACTTGTTGTTTACGTAAATCATTTTCTGACATCTTAACAACATGAATGACTGATTCCGCATCGTCTAATGAGGTAGCCGTATACGGAACAACAAGGTCATCTGCAGGAATAAACTTAGAAACAGCTCTTCCCATTAATTCGTCATAATAAACTTTTTTAAAAGTCGAACCTGATAAAGGTAAATAAAATAACATTTGATCAAACTCGGGTTCGTATTCTTTCATTTGATCCATGATCTGATAGTTCATAAAATTTTTTACTCTTAAAGCCTGTGCTTCTTTTGCAGCATCAGTCGCGCCCATTACTTGAGTTCGTACAGGTCCATCTGCAGGTAATAATTCTTTATAAGCTAATGATTGAAACTGTGTAACAGCTTCAGCAAGAACTGGATGAGTTGCACCAGATGCTCCTTGAAAAGGTTCTGTTCTGTTTGTGTATTTAAATCCTAAAAGATCTAAGCCAGTAATATAAGCTCTTTCCCATTCGGCTCTTGAAGTTTTGTACTCCATGTAATCATTTTGTAATTGATTACCAATTTCATCAGTATCGTCTTCTGGAAGTAATTCATTTAAGTTTGCAAAATGATCTCCACCTTCTTGAGGCATCGGCATTGCATTAGGGTCAAAATCAATTGTAGCCCCGGTTTCGTCTTCTGTAATTTCTACTGGTCCTTTACCTAACTCTTCTGCAACATCGACTTCTTCCATTTGTTCTCTTAGAACGTCATCTTCCGGTCGCTCGTTAGGGAGACTTTTATCCATATCTGCCATATTTATTCTCCTATACTTTCTTAACTTGTTTTGATGGTAATTTCAACCCTTGTGATAAAGGTCCCTTTTTAGGTGGCACTGCCCACCATTTAAAACCAGGATTAGCTCTCAGCTTTTGTGCTAAGTTTGGTTTTTTCTTATTTGCTGGTTTATTTTTTATACTCATATTTACTCCTTAATGTTGTTATACCACCTTCGGCTTTTCGGTCATCATAATTAACATACTTAGTTGTATTCACACCCATTAAATCAGGATTACTTGATTTAATATTTAATAAATCTTCTGCTCTAATTAAATTATCAGGATCCATTCCTCTTGATAAATTAAATTTATATAATTCTCTTTCATCCATATTATTAATTTGTCTTTGAAGTTCTGCTTTTTCTTGTGGGTTCATTGTAAAAATATTGTTTTGTAAAAAGTTGCCATATTTACCAGAAGTAAAATTTACCTGTCTTTTTTGCATATCATATGCTTTTCTATTATCTTCTGCAATCTTATCCATTGTAGCTCGTTTTACATCTTTAAAAGGTTTACTAAAAAATTCCTGTCCACCAATGTTAATAGGTGCTCCAGCTTCACTTACTTGTAAGTTAGTTTTATAACTTTTAGCCATGTTATCTCGTTCTTGTATTTTGTTTTTAATTTCTTCGTTTAAATTCTTTTTTAATACATCATAACCTGCTTTAGATTTTTCTAAATCAGGAGTTAAAACTCCTCTACCTTCTTTAGCGTATCTTACAAAAGTATCTGCTTTTTTCTTGCTGTTAAAAATAAGATCATTTATTTCTTGATCTTTAGCATTTAATGCAGTTGCTTGATCAAATATTTCTCCGTCACCACCTTGTTTTACAAAAAGATTTTTGACTTCTTTTACTCTTGCTCTGTCACCACTCTTGTATAAACCAAACGACATTGCTTGAACTGCGTTGCCTAATGCTTCTTTTTCACTTTGACCTTTACTAATATTGTTTTGATAATCTAGCACTCCAAGAACTACATCAGCTCCACCAAATACTTTACCAAATGTACCAGCTGCTCCTCTTGCTGCATTTTTTACTGCTTGTCCTGCTTTAGAGTTTAACAGTTTTTGAACTGCTGGATCTTTCATTAACAAATCAGTGTTGAATCCTGAATTTAATGTAGTTCCACCTTTGCCGTCAATGTAATCTATTAATACATCTTCTGTTTTAATTTTAGGGTCTATATCTGATAAGAAAAAATTTTTATCTTTGTAAACTTTTTTTATATTTTCTTGAGAAGCTTTTCCATAAGAGTCTAATATAGCTTCATCAAGTTTTTCATTATAATTTATTTTAGGTGATTGAACTTTATTTTTCTTTGAAAACTCAGAAGAAGTTTTATTAAAACTTTTTATTGCATCTTCTATTGGAACAGTTTTTCCATTCCACTGCATTGAAGTTTTACCTTCGTTTAACGCATTCATTATTTTTTGAAAAGGTAGGTCAATTTTAGCTGCTTTTGATTTATTAATTGTTTTAGAAATACTTTGAACTTTAGTTGTATAACCTGGTGCTATGTCAGCTAAAGCACTCATTGAAAAAACTTCATCTAAATTTTGATTTTTTAAAATTTTTAAGTCTCTTTGTGAACGATACGTATCTGGATCTAGATTAAGATTTTTATTTATAAGAGCCATTTTATAATCTCTTAAAAGACCAGAAGAAAATCTAAAACCTTTTTTCTTAAACCCTTGTCCCGGTGCTGACTCATCTTCAATACCACTTAATATATTATCAGTAATATCATTTATAACATTTTGTGTAGGTAATCTCATTCCATCTGGTTTATCTCTTAGACCTTTTATAACTCTTAAATAACTCATCACATCATTATCTGTTTGTCTAACCAATGATTCTGCTTTTCTTAAATCTTCTATAGACATATTTTTCATGTCTCCTTTTGGAAATTGATCTCCATAAATAGTTCTAGCTAAATCTTCACTGTTTGATAAATCTGGATCTAATCTAAATTCATCATTAATTATTTTTAAAACATTATTTTTAGTTTCCATTGTTACAGCACTAGCTTTAGCAAAATTTGCTTTAGCAATTGCTTTTTTTTCTTCTTGTCCTAATTTATTAAGAAGTCCACCTTCATAAGTATCTGGTCCAACTTTTTTACCTAACGATCTTGTTATTAACTTATTTCCTTTTTGCTTATCTAAACCAAAATGTTCTAAAATAACTGGACGTGAAATATATTCACCGTTTTTAATTTTATCTTTAACAAAAATAACTATATCTTTTTTAATTTTATCTGTTTGATACCTACTCATTGGTAAACCTGCGTCAGCTCTTAGTTTAGTTGCTTCTTTATTAAAAATATTAATTGTTTTTTTTGTAACGTTGTCAAAATCAGCTCCCAAACCTCCAATTCTAGGTGTGTAAGTTATTCCTGCTTTTTTAAGTGCATCAACTATAATTTTATATGATTGAGGATTTTTTTTCTGACCTGCAGCACCTAAAATTTTTTGAAAACTTAAAGGAGTAAAAATATTTTGTTCTTTACCAAAAGATAAGGCACTTAAACCATCTGAAAAACCCATCCGTCCACCTTCAGCTGCATTTTCTCTTATAAACTCTGGAGCAAAATCTTTTAATGGAATAGGTTTTCCTTTAGATCCTTCCGGTCTATCTTCTAAATATTTTAAATAATATTCTCTAGTCTCATCTTCAATTCCAGTAAACGCATTATCAAACATATCTCTTTCAATAGTTTTAGGAGGTGTGTTTATTTCTGAACCATATTTAATAGTTCCTGAACCAAACTTTTTATTCATTTCTTCTTTAATTCTATCAGTCTCAGCACTAGCTATTCTAAAAGCTTCTTCATCATCTTTGACTAATTGCTGAAACATGCCACGACTGTCTTCGGAAGACGTTGCATAGTTC